TCAAAGAATATAATCAAATTACCGAAGCAAAGATAGAAGGTAATGGCGATGTATATATTGAAGGTGTTTTCATGCAAACAACTGGAAACCGTAATAAAAGACGGTATTCCAAAGACGTCCTTGAAAAGGCCGTAAATGAATATGTAGAAAAACAAGTAAAAACGGGTCGAGCTGTTGGTGAATTAAATCATCCAGATTCCCCTATTGTTGACTACCAAAATGTTTCTCACCGCATCCTTTCCCTTGAATGGCAAGGAGATAATGTGGTTGGAAAGGCGCTTATTCTTAATACTCCTAACGGTAAAATCGTAAAAGGTTTGCTTGAAGGTGGTGTTCAGTTAGGCGTTTCCTCTCGTGGTATGGGTACGTTGGGTACTCCAGATAGCGATGGTATTTCTCCCGTAAATGATGATTTTTCATTAGTAACAGTTGATATTGTTCAAGATCCTTCAGCGCCAAACGCATTTGTTAATGGCATACAAGAAGGTATCGAATGGGTTCAAAATGCCAAAGGTGTATGGGTTTCCAAAAATGTTGAAAATATAAATGAGACTGAGCTTGTTAGCGAAAGCCAAAGGCTTCGTGATATGAAAAGGCTCCTCTCGAGTTTGATTTAGGAGTGCATTCAATGCAACAGAAAAGACTTGATGAGCTCCTTGGTACACTCAAGGAGTCAACTATGAATGAAGACGAAGTAAAAGTCTACGGTGCAGATAAAGACAATAACGAAGATGACCTTCTTCAAGGAGATATGGATATGGATATGGATATGGGTTACGATGATGATTCTTCTGAAGTTATTGATCTGGACGTAGAAGACAACGACGATAATGATGATGCTGACGATCTAGATGATCTGATTGCACAGTTGAAAAATATTGTTGATGAGTTGGAAGAAATCGAAACGATGGATTCTGACTATGATATTGAACCTGCAGATGAAAAAGAGGAAGGCGAATTCGGAGACGATGAAGCAGATCTCAAATTCGATGACGAAACAGAAGAAGTAGAAGAAGCCAAATGTGGTTCACATGATGAGTCATATGGAAAGCCAAAATCGAAAATGGCTGAAGCTGCTGACACTGCGTCTGGTGCTGGCGATGTCGCCCCTGAGGGTGGTAAAGCTTCTGGGCCAGAATCTAAACAAGGTGGTTCTGCTGGTAAAGCTGATGATTCTAAAGTGGCTAAAGCTGCTGATGATGAAGAAGCCATTGATGATACTATTAAGGCTATTAAAAACTCTGCGCCTGGCCAAGACAATACTGCACAGACTGGTAACAAAGTTGACGTTAAGAAAACTAATCCAGCTGTCTCCAGAACTGGTGAAGGTATTGTTAAAGTCGAGAACGTAGAAGTTGATATTTCTAAAGAGATTAAAGCAATTATTAATATGGATAGCACCTTGTCTGAGTCAGCTCAGAAAAAGACTGCTAAACTCTTTGAAAATGCTGTCAATAAAAAAGCTTCTATGATTAATAAGCAATTGAGCGAACAATACTCACAACTCTTTGAAGAGCGTGTAGAACAGTTCGAATCACAGCTTGTTGAAAAAGTAGATCAATATCTTGATTATGTCGTTGATAACTATATGAAAGAAAACTCTCTTGCTATTGAAGAGGGTTTGAAAGTTCGTGTGTCTAGCTCATTCCTCGAAGGCCTCGGCGAACTCTTCAAAGAGCATTATGTCTCTGTCCCAGAATCTAAAGTTGATCTTGTTGAAAAACTTGAGTCTGAGATCGAAGGTGCTGAAGCCAAAAACAATGAATTGTATGAACACGCAATTAAATTGCGTCGTGAAAACATTCAACTTCGTAAAGATCGCGCAGTACGTAAAGCGTCTGAAGATCTAAGCGCTGTTGAAACTTCAAGGTTCAAAGAACTTATTGAAGGTGTTGATTATAAAAATCAAAAGCAATTCATTAAGGCTATCACAGCTGTAAAGACCACACACTTTACAGAAGCTACAAAACAACCTGAACCGCAAGAGTTTGAAACACTTGCTGAAGAACAAACATCTACCTCAATGGATAAGTACGTAAGTGCTATCCGCAAATTTAAATAGGAAAAGAACAATGAAAACTACTGATCTTTTGATCGAAAAGTGGGCACCAGTTCTCGACGCGCCAGAGGCCGGCGAGATCAATAGCCACTATCGTAAAGCTGTCACAGCTCAAATTCTTGAGAACCAAGAAAAAGCTTTTGCTGAAGAAGCTCTGATGTCGGAAGCTGTCCACGGAAACTCTGTTTCTAACGGTGGCGTAAACAACTGGAACCCAATCCTAATCAGCCTCGTTCGTCGCGCAATGCCGAACCTGGTTGCTTATGACATCTGTGGTGTTCAGCCAATGTCTGGCCCAACT